ACAGCACTAGCAGAAGCAGACCGTATCGTCGGACACAATGTTATTAAGTTTGATATACCAGCACTGAAGAAGCTGTACGGATTCTCTCCACCTCTGGTTAAAGTAGTTGATACCTTAGTATTATCTAGGTGTATCTTTTCTGACTTACGCAACGAGGACTTCGGACGGAACAACTTCGATAAAGCACTGGTTGGTAGTCACTCGTTGAAAGCTTGGGGACACCGGATGGGTAAAGCTACGAAGCTGACATACGGAGAAGAGGACGGTGCATTCGATCACTACAACGATGAGATGAAGAAGTACTGTGAGCGTGACTGTATAGTTACACAGCTGTTGTACGATTATCTACTCAGTCAAGAGCCAAGCAATCACATGATAGCTATCGAACACTGGTTTGCATTTATCATATCTCAACAGGAGAAACACGGTTTCAGTTTTGATCTGGATAAAGCAGACAAGTTAACCGCTAAGTTAACCTCGATACGAGCAGAGCTAAAGGACGAACTGCAGCAGATGGTAGACCCAAAGGTGGAAGAGATGAAGAGTCCAGCTGGTTGGACGCTGAGGATAGAGAGTGAAGATCAAGTAGAGATACTCAGTGCTGAGACCAAGGTGAAACTAAAGGAACAATTGAAAGCTAGAGGTCTGAAGCAGACACTGTTAAAGGAAGCGAAGAAGCAGGGGAACAAACAAAAGACTACACTGTTTAATCCAGGGTCTCGACAACAGATAGCAGCTGCATTAGCTGACCTTGGATACGATCTACCTAAGGAACCAGACGCTACCACACCTAAAGTAGATGAAGGAGTACTGAAGAAGATAGACCATCCGATAGCGGCTAAGTTGTTAGACTATCTCTTAGTACAGAAAAGACTTGGTCAGTTAGCAGAGGGAGAACAAGCGTGGTTAAAGCTAGCTAAGAACGGACGGATACACGGTAGTGTGAATACAAATGGAGCGGTGACCGGACGGTGTACACACAGCAATCCAAATGTAGCACAGGTTCCTGCTTGTCGTGTACCTTACGGTGAAGAGTGTCGGGATTTATTCGGTGCGGGTGTTGGTAAGAAGTTGGTGGGATGTGATGCTAGTGGTTTGGAGCTACGGATGTTAGCACATTACTTAGCATTCTACGACAGAGGAGAGTACGGAAAGATCGTAACAGAAGGAGACATACACACATTCAACATGGAACGAGCAGGTCTTAATAACAGAGACCAAGCTAAGACTATGATCTATGCTTTGTTGTATGGTGCTGGACCTACTAAGATGGGAGAAATAATTGGAGGTGGTGCTAAAGAAGGAGTACAACTAAAGCGTAAGTTCCTATCTAACCTACCAGCGTTGCAGAGACTACAAGATGCCATTCAAAAGAAAGTAGAGAACGGTGGTGTACTGATGGGACTGGACGGTAGATTGTTACGCATACGCAGTAGCCACGCAGCACTGAACATGTTACTTCAATCAGCCGGAGCCGTGTGTATGAAGGTAGCTTTGATACAGTTATACCATGCACTTGGTAAGAGTAAGTGGCAGCACGGTAGAGAGTACGCATTTGTTGCTAACATCCACGATGAGTTCCAAGCAGAAGTAATACCAGAACACGCAGAAGACTTCGGTAAGTTAGCAGTGAAAGCTATTCGTGTAGCAGGTAAAGAACTGAAGCTGAATGTACAGTTGGATGGTGAGTACAAAGTAGGGGACAGCTGGGCGGAGACTCACTAAGAGATGGACGAGATACAATACGACAGCTACACTACCCTTGCATACCTCTATGATACACAAGACCTTACCATGCCATCATCAAACGCACAACGCATAGGAGCAATAGCAGAGACTCGCTTCATAACAGAATGTTTAGAGCGGGACTTTGAACCACACACACCAACGACTCCTATGCCGTGGGACTATATCGTACACTGTCCAGCAGGTGATCTAAAAGTACAGGTGAAGAGTTCAAGCTGCACGGTTGGATCGTGTTACTCTGTCAACACAGGATGCGGAAACAGTACTAAGTCACACATCCCAAACATTGTAGATATAGTAGCAGTATACTTAGTACCTATCAATGAGTGGTGGATGATACCGCAATCAGAAATGACATGTGTTACACTGAGGTTATATCCAGCACATACAAGCAAAAGTAAATACAAGAAATATCAAAACAACTGGAGCGTATTCTATGAGTAAAACTACACTACTAATCGACGCAGATGTTCTCGCTTTCGAGGCAGCTGTTGTCGCAGAAGAACCAATCCAATGGAAGGAAGAACTGTGGACTGTACACGCAGACATGGCATTAGCTAAAGCTCGTGTGATAAATAAGATACAGGAGTTCAGAGAAAACTTAAAGTGTGAGAATGTAGTGCTGTGTCTATCAGACCGTGCTAACTTCCGACGCAAACTGTATCCTGACTACAAAGCAAACCGTGCTAAGTCTCGACTACCTATAATCTTACGACAAGTAAAGCAGTGGATCATCGATGAGTTAGGAGGTGTGCTGTGGGATAACTTAGAAGCAGACGATGTTATATCTATCCTTGCAACAGATAAAGCAATGGATGAAGAGACGATCATTGTTAGCATAGACAAAGACTTCAAGAGTGTACCAGGTATCTTCTTTGATTATAACAGAGGAGAGTATCACCAACCATCAGTTGAAGAAGCAGATAACTTCCACCTTATACAAACACTGACTGGAGATTCAACAGATGGATACAGTGGTGTACCAAAGGTAGGACCAGTAGCTGCTAAGAAAGCGTTGGATAAATACGGATACACTTGGGAAACAGTTGTAACATGTTACGAGAAAGCAGGGCTTACTGAACAAGATGCTTTGATGAATGCATGGATGGCACGATTACTACGAGCAGAGAACTACTGCTTCAGAACTAAAACAATAAAGAAACTATGGACACCGAAGAATTACCAAACCAAGGATATACTAGAAACTTCAGCACTGGGGCAAGGCGTGATGGGGACAATGGACGGGGACGACCCAGCCTTATTCCTCCGGTCGCCTTACGAAGTCTCGCAAAAAGATTTGAAGCTGGCGGAAAGCTTTACGGAGACGACAACTGGAAACAAGGATTCCCACTGAGTAGATTATATGACTCGATGTTTAGACATTTGTTGGGGCTGGCTGAGGGGGACAACTCTGAAGACCATGCGGGTGCTATCTTGTGGAATGCTTCAGCTTGGATATGGACGGAGCAAAAGATCAAGGAAGGAAAGCTGCCAAAGGAACTATCAGATATAAGTTATAGAGATGAACAATGAAGAAATAATATTACCAGCGTTGAGTAAGTCTTTGATAGAAAAGCTTGACAAACTGTTCCCTGATAAATGTCCCCTCTTGACAGACTCTGATAGAGATGTATGGTTTAAGGTAGGACAAAGAAGTGTAATTAATTATTTACAACAGACTTACGACGAACAGTTACAAGACAACATCATCACCAAAGACTTAGAATAGCTATGTGTTTTTCACAGCCTGACATACCACCTCCCCCTCCTCCACCAGCTCCACCACCACCGCCATTACCTACGGCAGAACGAGCTGTTACTAAGAGGGCTACACAACCTACTAAGCGTCGTCGTGGTACACAGCAATTAACAGCTACTCGTCGTCCTACTTTAAGTATGGGTGGTGGTAACGGTGGTACAGGAGTACAGCTTTCACAATAACAATATAGTAATATAAATAAATTATGAGCCTTCGCACACTTGATAAAAAGACGTTGCTCTCATCTGCTACAACTGGAGCAGGGGCGGGTAACGCATTCTCAGTCGAGCGTTCTAAGGGATGGACATTTGTCATCGCTACAGAAGCTGCTGGACCTGCAACCATAGACATTGAAGCTTACTTCAGTGATAGCGGAGCGTGGCACGTGATCCACAGTCAATCAGTATCCTCAGAAGGATCGGTTATGATTCGTGATGACCACGGACACTACGAAAAGCTAAGAGCTAATCCGTCCATCACATCCGGTACTCACAGCGTCTACGCTACTGGTACTGTTGACTCTCTATAAATATGTCATTGCTTCTTACACCGTCGATTGAGAAACCAAGCAACATCATACCGTTGCCTAACAATCTCATACGACCTGCTTTTGAAAGGCTTTACGGATTTGACGCTGAAGTACCAGTCATTGACGGAGCACTCTTTACAGAAGCTAGTGAACCATTGACAACAGAACAAAACGAAATATTATTATTTGAACCCACAGCTTAATACTCATGGCTAATAAAAAAATTACAGAACTTACCGAGCTGACGACACCAGCAGGTGCAGACATCCTTGCAATCGTTGATGACATCGCAGGAACCGCAACCACCAAGAAAGTATCCGTTACCAATCTAATGGGGCAAGCATCTGCCTCCAACCTATCAAGTTACGACTTCGCAGACAATCAGATTGAAGGATTCAGTGCTAAAGTAGATACTCCTACGATAACAGCAAACGCTTATACTTTAACAGACGCAGACAACGGTAGAGTGTTAGCACTTAACAATGGCACTACCGCTATGACTGTTAATATAAATACCGGATTAACAGCTGGGTTTAATTGTAGTTTTATTCAGACAGGCTCTGGTCAAGTATCGTTCGCAGGTACAGCAACAGTTAACAACAGACAGTCCCACACTAAGATCAATGCTCAGTACGGAGTAGCTAGTATAGTTGCTTACGCTACCGACACTTACATCTTAGCCGGAGACACCACTTCCTAATAATGTTCGTTCTTCCGACATTCAATCTTGGGGTAGTAGGTAGTTCTATCGTACCTCCTTTTATTATAGATGATGTAGACACGGAATCCAATATCCACTCTACCTCTCCAACAAATCCAACAGGGGAATACACGATAGCTTTTGGTTCTAATACTCACGATCTGTATGTGTGGACGGGAACACTTTGGGTGAAATTTAGTAACGATTAAAAATGACAACAATACCAACGACAACAACAGCCAATTTAATTTCAGTATCTGCAAGCACTGGTCAAATTTTATACAACACAGACAACGATAAACTCTATATTTACAACGGAACTGATTGGGTATCCTACAACAATGATGGAAGTTTTAATCCGTTTGGTAGTACTAAATATGTAGAGTTCGATGCTGTTAGTGATTACGCTACAGTCGATGACCACTCCTCCTTGAACTTCGGAACAGGAAGTTTCAGTTTCAGTGTGTGGGTAAAAGATGGCGGAGGGACAGGAGAAGTTTACTTTAAAAAAGGAGCTTATTCATCTTACAATGGTTGGGGTCTAGGAACAATAGGTTCTAAGTATTATTTTATAACTAAAAGTTCAACAACGAGTCAGAACACACTTTCATCTTCATCGTCTCTTCAAAGCGGGTTTGCTCACATCGTGTGCGTTTATAACAGTACAACGGGTACAAAAGAGATATACATTAACGGGTCTTCGGATGTTAGTACATCACACACACTAGGTTCTACGGATATAGCTCAAAAACTTTTCGTAGGTAAGCAAGCTAATGGATATGGTAGAGCGTGTCAGATTGATGAGTTCGCTATCTTTAATACTGCATTATCTTCATCAGATGTATCTTCACTTTATAGTAACAACCGAGGAGACATTTCAGGCACTAGCGGTTTAGTTTCCTGGTGGAAGATGGGTGATGGGGATGACGGTGCTGGGAACGATGACGGTACTGTAGTTGGTTCTTATCCGCAAATCTACGACATGGTGGGAAATAACGATATGGATTTAATATCAGGAGCAACCATTCAAGATGTATAAGCTATGAGAAAGTATGTAATTGTAGATGTCTCTTCGTTTGAATCTATTGATTGGACTCAGGTTTTAGAAGGTGAGCAATCAAACGCTAGATTAAATTTAGACGGGACTAGAGGAGTCGTTAAGTTTGAAGGCGGTACTCCTAGTTTTTTAATAGGCGAGCCACAATACAATCACGCTGAGATACTAGCTATCTTGAGTGGTGCTGAGTGGACAGTTGCTGAGTAACATGCACGAAACAGCCCAAGGGCTATATCATTCGTTGGAGAACCAGCGGTGGTCATTCTTAGACAGAGGTCGTACATCTTCTGAGCTTACGCTTCCTTATGTCTTACCACCAGACGGTCACAACTACGCTACTAAGTACTACACACCGTACCAAGGTATCGGAGCTAGAGGTGTACTGAATCTTAGTAGTAAGTTATTGTTAGCACTGTTACCACCTAACGCTCCGTTCTTTCGTCTTGTTATAGATAGATATGAACTGGACAAAGCGAAGCAGGAGTTAGGACCAGAGGGTGGTGAGCAGTTACGCACAGACTTAGAGAAAGCATTAGCTGATGTAGAGCGTAGTGTATCACAGGAAGTAGAAGTACAGAACTTCAGGAACGGTATCTTCCAAG